ATTGACTCTAGCAGACACACCCGTGATAGGCGCAGTGTTGATGTCAGAAGCTGCACTAGTAACAGTCGTACCAGTTAAGGTAACATTAACACCATTAAACCGTGCAGTTTGACCAATAGCCAAATTAGCTGGATTAGCGATAGCACCAGTGATTACTGGTACACGATCTTTCCAATCATCACTACCAACTAAGGCCCATACATTGTCATAGCCTTTAAAGTAAATAGGATTTGAACTGCTGGTAGTAACCACGGCATATTCACCTATAGCACCAACTGATGTTAGTGGTACCGTGCCGCTTACTTGCGTTGAACTTGTAATAACTCTTGGAGTTTGTAAGGTAAATGAATCTTCATACCACTCATAGATACCCCAGTTAGTAGCTGTACTGCTAACATCTAACCAATAAGTACCATCTGTTGGCGTGCCTGTTGGACGGATGCTGGTACCTGTTAGCTGGGCAAGATCAACGTTCGCACGTTGCACATAAATCTGATTGCTCACGCCAAGTGCGCTGTAAGCCGCTAGTAAACCATATTCATTACGCTCATCACCATGTAAAGGGTTATCAGCTGAATCTACCTGGAATTCAATGTTACCATAGAAAGACACCAGTTCTCGTTGACTGGTGATATTAAATAATTTGTTAGCATTTGCTACCGTAGTATAAGATGCAAGCGCCCCGCTTGGGTTTCTTTTATCTTGGGCAGTAGCAAGTAAAATGTACGCAACTGATCCGGCTGCGGTTGGGGTATATTGACTTTCGTCTGTTACCGTTACTTGTACTCCAGGTGAAATAAGTGCCATGGTATTTGTTCCTCTAAATAAGTTACTTTAAACTATTTATATTTTTTTGCTAGAATTTGGTGTGTTAGGTGCCCTTTGAAAGGTTCGCCCATAAATACTAGTATGGAATACCGTAAAATATGTCAAATCTGTGGTAAAAAACCGGTTGCAGTTAACTATAAGATGCATGGTCGTACTTACTATAGAAGTCGCTGTGACACGTGTATCCGTAAGAAGAAAAAGTTACCTGTGCCTGTTCCAAGCTGGCACAAAATAGGTTACAAAAAGAAACCACACTGTGAAAAGTGTGGCTTTAGGGCAAAATATAAAGAACAGTTATTCGTCTATTATGTCGATGGTAATCTAAATAACAACACCCAACTTAATTTAAAAACTGTTTGTGCCAACTGTCAATATGAGATTGCTAAAGAGGGATTGGGCTGGCGTCAAGGTGATCTTGTTCCGGACTTTTAAGTAAGGGCTCAATTTGATCGTATAATTCATCTAGGGTACCATTGTTATCTAATATTACATCAAACTTTTGTCCTACCCAGGCTGTTTCACTGGCATGAATACCTAATTCTTCAATGCGATGTTTACTTAAAGCCCACGACATATTACGGCCCGGGCCTTTGTTCATGCTCTTAGCATCATCATACCATGCAGGTTCTGGACCGCGAGTAACACACACAATCTGACCACCAATACGCTTAACTGCTTTAATTTCGTTAGGGAAACGGCAATCTGTGATCACGATATCATCTGTTGATTTGCGTAGTCTATTTTCTAGGCTGGCCACCCACATGTCATCATGGAATCCTTTGCGGACCACTTCAGTACCCCAATATTGCAGTACCCAGCGTGGAGTTAGTTTAGGCATTTTTAAACGAGCTGACCAGAACGGATCTACTTGCTCACGCCATTCACGACTTTGTTTACTACGGCCTTCTAACATGTCACGATCCCAACCAAACACTGCGGATACACTATCTTTCAGACTATTAGCGAAGCTTTCACGGCGGAATCCGTGGATGTTAACCAAATAATCAGCGACGGTATCCTTACCGCTACCGATAAACCCGCAAATTGCGATGATTTTAGCCATTAAAAAACTCCCTGTATGTGTTTATTATACGGGAGTTTTTGTCTAGTGTCTAGACTTTTTAGCCTGTTATCCACCACATTGGTTGACCACCATCTACATAGTTCTTGATGTCTTCATCGAGTTTATCTAATAGTGCTTGACCTTCTGCTTTTAATGCTGTACCGTTAAGAGTAGTACCGCCACCCGGGCCTGCAATCGTAGCAAATTTTTCACGTGCTTGCCCAATGCTGATCGAAGTCAGAGCATAAGCATAGTCTTGGATCCAAGGAAATGACTGCGGATCGTTTAATATGACGATATCTGGTTTATAGTTATAGGTCCATAGCAGTACACTTTCTTTTACTATATCACTGCCTTGGATACCACCAAATGGAATCTTGCGAACCAAAGTTAATTTCTTAGTAACTTTGTTCCAAGTAAAGTTCATGAATCCACCAAACATTTTCATAGCCATTTCTTGGTATTGCGTGAATAACTCATAGCTGGCTAGACCACCAACACGACCAGCTACTAACATATAGGTGTTTAAGTAGCCACTTGCAAATGGTTCAAATTGACTAGCAGTTGTGCCGGTGACACTACCAATACCACGACGGTAAATTTGTTTAACATCGATAATATAGTTAGGGAGAATATATTCTTGTGTTTCAGGATACACATCTAAGAACACATAGCTTTCTTCTACTGAATTACTACTACGTTGACGATAACGGATAAGGGCCTGTTTAATACCCATGTCAAAGTGTTCTTTATCAGCTTCAACATCGATCATGCCATAGCCTAAACGTAGGCGGATATAGTCAACGATATCATTTTGTTGTTTTGCCAGTGAAGCTAGTTGATCTGTTATATTTGAATCAAAGGCGATATGACCAGCACCAGTGCCAGTGACATTACTATATAGACTTTTGGTCTGTACACTTAGTGTAGTTGTTAAACCTGTAGTTGCTGTAACATTTGCTGGTAGTTCGGCCATGTAAATTATCCTGTTATCTTGTATTTATTACCGACAACAGGATAAGTTTGGCTTTACGCTACCTTGAGGGGGCTTAAATTACTTTAAGAAGGATAGTATCAGCGTTGATACGTCCATTAAGTTTGATTTCTGTAGTCTTGATGTTTTCTAAGAACTTGCGTAGTTCTACTTTATTGCTGGCTAAGAATGCTTTAACCTGTTCTTCAGGCTTACGCAGGGTTTTTTGTGTGCTTTTAGTTTCACTAAATCCTGTAATGCTAGTACCTTTAACTCCAAGCACGCCACCTTGATCTTCGGCTACATAACGACCTAGTTTACGATTTTTAACGTTGTAGACCCATAGCTGTTCTGCACCAACGATGTCTACTGGATTTATTGATACTAGTTTCATGCCAGCATCTTGTTTAAGATATTTCAAACTCTTAACTAGTTTTTCTTTAGCTGGTGGTTTACGCACTGCGGCTTTCTTAGTTGCTTTCTTAGTTTGATTGTAAGCAGTCAAGTCAGCAAATAGTTTGTCATAGAAAGTATCATAGCGTTTATAGTCTGCGGCTTTCATATAGCTGTAAGCATCTTTAAGATCTTCATCTTTCGTTGTTCTTGCTTCACGCACTTCAGCACAGCGTGGCTCAAACACTGCCTGTATCTTACCTATCAATACCTGTGGTACATTGTTCTTAGTTAGGTATTCGTAGGCCTTGGGATCTACGGTTTCACCTGTGTATAGAGCATCTTCAAGCATTTCAAAATAAAGGATATGTTTTTTAGCTACTTCATTCATACGGTCTTGGATTGTTGGCATACGAACTTCTGCTTTCTTTACATCCACTTTTTCTTCAAAATCTTCATCATTATCTGCTTTTAATGTTAATACATGTTTAACAGAATTAAGGATATATTCTACATGACGATCACGCAAGGGCATACCACGTTCATGTGCTTTGATCAAGGCACAAACAGTAAATGGTGTTAGACAATCTGCTGAGCGTTGATAACGATCAATAGTAGTTTTATCTAACTTATGTAATCCTTCGCTACCTTCATGTTGACGTAGCCATGCAACTACATACTTTTTAAGATCTTTGGTGCTGTAATAATAGTTGTAGTAACGAAAACTTTGGCGTAGATGATGGTCAAATTCCTCATTTGAAAAAGTTAAGGCACGGTCATAATCCCAAATTGGTTCTGAGCCTGTGTATTTCTCATCTGCAAAATTATTATCTTTGGTTTTAACCTTTTTCTTCATTCCATCAATCTTAATTGCCATGGTATCCTCTCTTGTAATCTATATATTATATGACAGATATTTAACTAAATCAACCATTTAATAGCACACCAAATGTAAGCATTTGCTCATACATGCCAATTTCTTTATTGATTTTTGTCAATAGCTCTTGGTGTTTACGGGTTTGTTTGCCCATTCTACGGCAATTAATTTCTTCTTCGCTTAACTGCTTAACCAATCTACCGATATTGGTACTTATCTGCAACATATCATTACTGTATCGTTTGAGTTTCTTAGCAGGACGTTCTAAGTCGATTTGAACTTTTGCCCATTCTAAGCTATGATTAATTTCAGTCATAATACAGTATAACATCATTTGAGCTAGCTGTCAATCGCGATAAATACTAGATAATTAGGATTCCCAGATGCCACGTTTAAGTTTATGGCGCCCTAACAAGGGCAACGACTACAAGTTCTTTGATCAACGTATGAGTGAGATGTTCACCGTTGGTGGAGTTGATGTCAATATCCACAAATACCTTGGCCCAATAGATCAACCATTTACCAGCAACACCGAACCAGGAACCACTGGCGTTACCAGTATCCAAGACTTGCTTTTCTTAGAAAATCGTGATCGCAAGTATGACACTAGCGTCTATACCATGCGTACTATCTATCGTATGAATGACAACGATTTTGACCTACAACAGTTTGGATTATTCCTAACTGGTGATACCATGTTTGCTGTGTTTCACCTAAATGATATGATTGATATGATTGGACGTAAGTTAATGGTGGGTGATGTCATGGAACTACCAAACTTAAAAGACTATTATCCGTTAGATGATACT